GACCAATCTACAAAATGGGTGTTTTATCCAAGTGTTTAAATATACAACGGTACATTCTCTCTCACTGTGATATATTTATATATTTATTAAATATATATATAAATTTTTACTAGAAGATAAAAGATATGGTATGTTTAATTTTTCTTTTTTAACTTTTTTATAATTTTATTAAATGGATTTTTACTTAGTTTACTTAGTTTACTCATTTTACTCATTTTACTAGAAACACTTTCAGATATACTTATTGTACTATCAGATATACTTTTGGTATCATCTTTATATAAATCAAGGATATTAAGTTCATCTGTTTCATCTATTTGATACAATACATTGTTTACTATATCGTTCACTGCATCTTTTACTACATCATTTACTATATCTTTTACTACATCATTTACTGCATCGTTCACTGTATCGTTCACTACTGTTTGAATTTTACTAACTGATTCATTTTGAGTTATTACAGGTATATTTGACAATACATTCTGAACATTTTCAAAAGGTTCAATTAAATTTTGATATAAAACTTGACTGATTGTATTTTGTTCTACAATTTCAATAGGTTCTTCTACAATTTCTATAGGTTCTTCTACAATTTGCACGGGTTGTTGTGTAATTTTTATAGGTTCTTCTACAATTTGCACGGGTTGTTGTGTAATTTTTATAGGTTCTTCTACAATTTGCACGGGTTGTTGTGTAATTTTTATAGGTTCTTCTACATTTTCTACGGGTTGTTGTGTAATTTCTATAGGTTCTTCTACAATTTGCACGGGTTGTTGTGTAATTTCTATAGATTTTTGTGTTATTACGAATGTTGTGGCATTATTGTCTTCCATTTGATCATTATTACTTTTACTTTCATCTTTTTCTTCGTTTAACTCTAGACGATCTAACAATACGTCGGATTGAAAACTTGAATTATTTGGAGTGGTAATTGCCTGAATTTTATTCTGTTCTTTATCTTGGGTCTTGTTTTTGTTCTTTTTATTTTGATCTTTTTGTTTTTTATTGATAGATCGTCCTAATTCCTAATGGTGGTGACGTCTACGGTGGTGACCGTGGTTGTTTTTTAACTCAAAGTACAAACTCTTATGTTCTGCTGCTCGTAAAACATCACGTAGACGATCAGACTCTTGTGCACGAAGTACTTCCTTAATGTTAGATTCTGAATCAGAAATCTTGTCTTTTAGACTGCTATATTCGAATGCCATTTGTTTACCAAGATCAGCCTTGTTTTTAAGACCTTCCACTTGGATAGAAGCTGTGTTCTCAGCTGCTTGTTTAGCAAGAATTGCGTATTGATTTGTACCAGACAAAATTGTTTCAGCCTTTGTTTGATAAATATCTTTAGTAAGATTTGCAAAATTTGACCAATTTTGATCACCACCCAGCTTTAAATATCCAATAAGTTCATTAGTACTTTTTTGAGATTCTAATTGAACTTGTGCGATATCAGTTTCAAGTTGTCTCATAGCTTCAGATTGTCCTTGTTGAATAGATTGGGTACTACGATAAATGTTTGAATCATGTTGTCCAGCGATTCTGTATGCTGTGGAATCTAATGCTCCACCAACACGTTCAGTAGCTGCTAGGTTATCTTTAGCTCCAGCTAAAACACTTTCTTTTAAATTTGAAGCTTTATCTGAAACACTTTCTATAATAGATTGGAAACCTCTATTTGTTCTGTTCTCGTTAGCATATTGTGCGCGTTCTTGTGTGTCAAGAATATTTTGTGTTTGTAGGTGTTGAGATTTTAATCCCTCAACATTTTGTTGATTTTGTGTGTTGAATAAATCCTTATCAAGATTTGTTATCTTGTCGGATAAAAATTGCATTTGATCGTAACTTGCTTTTAATTGCGAAGGGTCCATTTTATAACTTATTGTTATACTATTTCCAGAGAAAAAAAAATTATGGAAATTTCGCATAAAATGAACATTAAATACATTTTAACTTTTGTATATTTTCTGCGTTTACTGTTTAAAAACAAAAATCCCTATAACTTCTACATTTTACACAAAATACTAACAATGTGTAAAATGTTTATAATGAAACGATAAATATGCGTACTAATATGTATTTTTTTTTATTTGTTTATATTAAGTATTATAACAATGGATAATGAAAATTACATTTCCCCTAACAAGATTACAAAACAATATGACATTACTTCTGGTACTTTAAGAAGATGGGCAGAAGCTGGTAAGATTAGATGTTTACGACCAAATGGTGGTAAACGAATTTACAACATTGAAGATATTAAAAGGATTTTTAATAATAATAATAATAATAATAATAAACCTACCCCAGATCATCAAAAAACGGAAAATACTAAGGAAAATGCAAAAGGTGATCAAAATACAAATACAGTAGAACTCGACGATGATATTAAAAATGTCTTGAAAAAATTAAAACAAAATATAGAATCAGAAAAAAATATGAATTGTATAGATGATATTACAACTGAACTTAATGACATTATGATTTTAATCAATCATATTAAGAAAAATGAAAATTAATATCTTAGTAATCTGATATAATTAATATTTTAGTAATCTGATATAACAGGCATTGTATCTTCTCTACACATAACACAAGTTGTTTTGCCAGATACATTATAAAATCTACACCAACATATAGAGTGAACAGCATTGTTACATTGGTATTTACAACATACCGTCATATCATTTTCATAATCAATGTAATCTAAACATATTGGGCAAGTTTCATTTCTTCCAACGTTATACTTAAGAGATTCTTCTTTTATCCAAATATCAGCAATTATATTTTTATAATTACTTATAGACCAATATACCGGATCGGTATGACCAAATTTTTTAGAACCAATCCAATATATATGTTTACAATGACGATTTCTCATTGTATAATCCATACACGAACAAGAACAATTTACACGGTATAATTCTCTCCATACTTGTACAACATACATTTTATTAGATGCCCCTAACACTTTAAAATCAACCCCAGATATTTCATCCAAATATCCATTATTATCAACATCATAAATAACAGAGGAGTCAACTAAAAGTATCATTTGTGTTAAACTACGTAATCTTCTTTTATAATCTTCATTTGTATATTGTTGTATTTCATATTGTTGTATTTCATCTGTATCAGCATCATCTATTAAATGACTAAATAAATTATTACTACTATTCATAACTTCACTTATTTTTAATATTGAATCTTTTTATTTAGTTTTTTATAAAAAGATTTTTACTATTATTCAAGGTCACTTGTGGTCTCAATTTAATGTAAACTTGTCTATTTGTGATATAGCACGAGCAATGATATTATTAAGATTATCTACTTCTTCTATTGTATTTCGTATATCATCTTCCAATTTTAATTGATGTTTTATTACTTCGTTTTCAAAATATATAGAATCAAGTTTCGTATTAATAATCAAAAACCTATTACTTGATTCTTCTGTTAATTTATTTAAATACGTATTCAAATCTACTAATTTAGCTTCTACACCATTTTTATGATTTGAAAATTCATCTCTTACTTTATCAATTATAAATGTAGTACAAAACTCTGAATTATCACCCGCTTGAATATTAGATATTGAAATATTAGTAATTATAGCCTGCAAATTATCCATTATATCTATTTTATATTTTTCAAAAACTTCCTCACATATCTTCTGTGCATCCAATTGTACACTATGATTAATTTCTTGATGACTATTTAATTTATCCATTATACCAAGTGTTAATTGTGAAAATTTATCCTCTATGTAATCTTTCAACTCTTTATAAACAAAAACTTCTCTAGATTTACAATCACAACAACCTTCTAATAATTGCGATTGTGAATCTATTTTTGTATTAACAATATCAATTTTGTTTTCTAAATTTACCAAACGACTCATCAAGTCAACATTTGATACTTTTCGAAACATATTTTAAATATACAAAGTTATTTTAATTATACAAAAGTTATTTTATTATATAACCTAACGTAATATGGGAATAATTCATCTAAAAAAATTATCATTATTTTCTGTTTTAATGTTAGTATATTTTTTTGTTTGATGATTTTTTATGAATGTAAATTCACAAATGTTTTGCGTTAAACAAATTATAATATTTTATAAATAAATATAAATGTCAAAAGGCAAAGGAAAAGTTATAGATTATTTATTCGAAGATCCAGAAATCACTAATCAAAAATATGCACTTGTTAGTATAGTTGGACCACATATGCCACAAAAATGTGATGTATGGGGGTTAAAGGTGAGAGGTACAGCTGATTCTTTGGAAAGTGCTAAGGCTTTATGTAAACGTCTATTAAGAATTGATAATAACTATGATATTTATACAGTAGATGTTGGTAAATTCTTTCCATTGGCAATAGATCCATTAAAAGTCCAAAATGTAGAATATCAAAATGATCAATTAAATTCATTAATTAAAAGTTATCTTGAAAATAGAGAAAATGCAAATGATTTATGGAATCAAAGAAAAACTGAAATGATCGATGATGCAATAAAAGAAGGTAAAAACCAAAAGGAATTTGCAAATAAACCAGAGCATCCAATTTCTGTTTTACATAAAATTAAAAATTACGAAGAAAATATTGCTGATATGGAACGTTCATTAGAATCTCTTAAGGAAGAATTGGTACAAGCAAGAAACAAGTTTGATAAGTATACAGAAGAAGAAAGAGAAATTGCATTAAAAGAATTTAAAACAGCTTTAGAAGACAACATTAAACAGGTAGAAAATAAAGAAAAACCTATTACGGTTGATGATATTCGTAAAGAATTAGAATCTGAATTTAAAAATGAATTAACAAGATCGGATGAACCACCAAATGTAGAAAGTATTATTTCTACTATTCAATCATTAGAAGAAGAGTTAAGCGAACTTGAAGTATTTAGATCATCATTGTCTTCAACAGCTTCTCAAAAGGGATATGACACTATTGTAAAGAAAATTAATAAATTAAAGAATGAAATAGACACACTTAAATCAAAGTTGAATAACAAAGAGTTAGTTAATAATTATATAAATGAAAATTATCCAGAATCAAAATACAACTTTGACTAAACACGTCATATTTACTAAAAATATATTTATAGTTATTTATAATTTTTTTATAAATATATAGTAATAATTATATAGTAATAATTAACAATGGAATCATCTGACGAAAAACAAAAAAAAAACATAGTTTTAACCAATTTTATCCGAATAGTATTAAAATATGCCCTAGAAGGTTTAATTATTGCAATTGCTGCATATTATATACCTTTAATGTATAAAACATCATTAAGAACTCCAACATTTAATGAAATATTTTCTATTGGTTTAACAGCTTCTTTAACAATGGTTGTTTTAGATTTCTTTTCTAATCAAACTGCAATTGGTGCAAGATTAGGTGCTGGTTTAGGTATAGGTAATAAATTAGTGAATTTGTAAACTAAAATCTAGTATTACATATACTACTACAATGAACAATCATTTCTGTTCTTTTATAATATCTTAATTGATTTTGTACATTATGCCAATCACTAGCATTTATTTTATTGTAATACTTTAAATATAAAATAGATTTGATTGGCATTCTATCATATTCATCCTTTGAATAAACAAGACAAACCTCATTCTTTTCTAAATTGAAACAAACACTTTTCATTCAAATACAAACGATATCATATTTATATATTTTTATTTTTAAATATATAGTTAATAATAGTTATAGTTAATAATAGTTATAGTTAATATAGGAAGTATTTTAATTGTTAAAAGCATCATTTATTTTTATACATTATATAATATAATGAATATTAGCATTATATTATTAGTTGTTTTAGCTATATTCATTTTAGCTATACTTGTTTACAATTATATTTACAATTATATTTACAATTATATTTACAATTATATTTACAATAAAGAGATTATTGTAGATCGTTTTAAATATACTGATATTCTAAATTATGATATTCAAGAAATACCCAACTTTTTAACAGATGAAGAATGTAATAAAATTATAGAACTATCAAATGGTAAATTATTTCCCAGTAAAGTATATACGCAAAATGAAGACTTGTTATCAAATGATTCAAGAATAAGTCAACAATGCTGGTTAACAGATGATAATCGAGTTATAAAAGATATATCTGAAAGAATAAAACAATTTACTAATACAATAGGTAAACAAGAAGAACTTCAAGTTGTTAATTATCCCAAGGGTGGATTTTTCTCACCGCATTATGATGCATGTGAAGGCGATAAGGGATATTGCTCCAGAATGAATGGTTTAGATGGTCCAAGATTGTTAACTGTTTTATTGTATTTAAATGACAATTTTGATGGTGGCGAAACAGTTTTCCCTAAAATTAATAAAAGTGTAAAACCTGAAAAAGGCAAAGCGGTTATTTTTAGAAATGTAGATAAAAACGGAGTAATTATTACACAAGCATTACATGGAGGTGAACCTATTAAATCTGGTGAGAAATGGATTGCAAATAAATGGATTCGTATTAAATAACATCTTCCCTATTTTTTCATAAATATTTTATATATATTATTTATATATAAAATGAATCTATTGAAAGATAGTTCTAAATTATCCACGTTGCCTACAGAGTTGATTTTAGAAACACTTTCGCATATGAAAAGTAGTAAAATTATAGAGTATTGTACAATAAACAGACGTATTAACACAATTTGTAAAAAAAATCGTGACATAATATCAAAATATGCTTTACAAAACGACTATGGATTTACAAAATTTCCGTCAAAATATAATTATAGTAGTATAATGTCTTATATACACAAACGACCAGGTTTTGATAATAACAAACAGTTAATAAATGCTGTTATAGATAACCGTATGGATGTTTTACAATTTTTAGTAACAAATAGAGCTAATGCCTATAATGATGCAGTTAAAACTGCAGTTATTTATAATAATTACAAGATATTTTTATATTTTATAGAACAACTAGAGTTTGATATAACAAATAATGAATTTTATTTTAATAATTTGTGTGTTTTAGCTTTTACAAATCCATATGTTTATCAAAATTCAGAAATAGTAGAGTATATATTAAAACATTATCATAAAAATCTTACACAAGATTTTCTTGAAACGTTGTATCAAATTCTATTAGAAGAAAATTCTGTACAATTAGCAGATTATGTACAACTTTTAATGAATGCTCTAGATATAACTAAAGTAGAAAGTTTGTCAGAATTTTTAAACGACTATATGAATATACAACATACTAGTCAAAGTGGCGGTGGTCCTTTTGATATTATTAGTGGTTTAGGCAGCTTGGGTAGTTTTGTAGGAAATACAGTTACAGGTATGGCGAAACAACAAGTTGAAGATACATATAGTAATGCAAGTATAGCTTTAAATATTGCTAAAGATATTGCTAAAGATAAAGTTGAAAGTGCATATAAGAATGCAACTTTTGTACTAGAACATATGGATTGTAATAAACCAGGACTTGTTAAATGTTTATCTATTGCTGCCCCAAGTGCCGCACCAGCATTAGCCGCGTGTGCTGCAACCGGAGTTGCAACAATGGGTGCAGGTTGTGGTCCATTAATGACACAATTAGGTGTTCAAGGTACAAGATGTGCTATGCAAAATTGTAAACCAAAGTTATTTTAACACTTTTAAATACTCATTTTATTTATTTTTAATAAAATGGTAATTGCACTATTGTAAATCTTTAGATCTGGTATCATCTCTTTTTAATTTTAGGTCGTATTAAGAGAAGGATTGGATTTTTTAATTAAATATAATCAACAAGCATATCATTTAACAACTTTTACAATTTACCTTCTAATTCGCTAATTCTAGCTTCTAATTTTTGTATAGCACCTACTAAATAAGGAATAATTCTTTCGTGCTTGATCTTTTTGTATACTTCACCTGATCCAAGATCTGAATATTCACCCACAGCATATTCCACAACTTCTTCTACTTCTTGTGCTATAAAACCAACATCCTCGGTTCCTATTTTTGACAAGTTGGCAATATTTGATTTCCATGTAAATGTTACTGGTCGGAGATTCTTTACTTTATCTAAAGCAATATCTGTAGTAATGCTTTGTATATTTTCCTTGAAACGACGATCAGAAATACTTCCAAAAGCAGTTATATCACCAGTTATAGTCAAGTTACCAGCTGTATTAATTGCAAAATATGCCTGAGATGCTGTATCGTCTTGAATAACAAATGAGTTCGATATATCACCACGTACACCCACACGGTATTGACGAGAACCAGTTTGGAAAATTTGACCAATGTTACTATTTGATGTAGCTTTATACAAATGTACCAAGTCACTTGGATTACTTGTACCAAAACCAACATTTCCACCAGTTGTAACTATACTACCAATAGTATTTGAATTTCCTAGAGCAATTAAACTTGTTGTGACTCTTGCAGTACCTGATGTCATAGTTGTAAACTGTGCACTTGCACTTGTAATACCTATAGCTTTTAATGTACCTGTTGTAATCCCAGATGAATTTGCAATCAAACCACTAACATTAACAGAGAAATCGTATGTAAAGATAAAGTTGTTTATGGTCATACTCGCACCATCTCCTCTAAACCTTATGTATTGATTTGGGTTCAAAGTAGTTGTTTGAATTCCTGTATCTGTAACAAGTGATCCAGATGAATATACTAAACTAATTGGTGTTGATATTATAGTTGTACCATTCGTATCTAATATATCTACATAAATAGTATATGTACCAAAAAACCCAGCACTTGCACCAGGTGTTTGTACTCTCCAATTAATTACAGCTGAACTGGAACCTATATATTTGAACGCAGTTGGATTATAAAAAGAAGAGTAAGGACTGTAATTAGGATCTGGATTAGGATCAACTGTTAAAGCAGTTACGAAATACTCACTAGAGTAATAATATGGTCGACTTTCAGTTGAACCATTTGGATTAAATTCATCTGGAGGGAGCTGATGTAGATAACTCATACCACCACCACTAAATTGTACATTTGTTCCTGTAACAGCACCTG